CTGATTCCCGTAGGGTGTTTGTTCCCGCCGGGATGAGGGAATGTAAATAACAAACTGCGCCCGGAGAAGTTCTTTCCAAGTTGCTTTCGGACAGGGGTTCGATTCCCCTCGGCTCCACCAAACAATGCAAATCCGAACACCTTATTTTTCGTGAAACACTGTTTCGGATTTGTTTTCATAGTAGAGGAAGTCTGACTTCGGTTAGGCTTCCTTTTTCTGTTCCAGCTTGAGTTCCATAACAGCCGCTTCAATGAGGTTTTCAATCTCTGCTACATTAAGAGTGAATCCCTTGCTGTTGAGGAACTGGACAACATACTCTTTCTTCTCCTGTCCTCTGCCAGTACCGACATAAATCATTTCTGCCGCTTCGACAGCGATGTTTACCCAAAACTTAATAGTTTCGAGCTGTTCACCACTTACCTTTGTCTTGAGGTAAGGAATGAGAAATGCGGTAATCAAAGAGATAACCAGTGTCAGAACTGCTACGATAATCTGTGTCAAATCAACCATTGTAATATCCTCCTTGTTCATTAAACGATTGCTCTGTTGGTTCTACCTTATAAGACTTCATCAGCTTAATACGATTCTCGACCTTTGCCTTTGCATAGTAAAATCCTGTACCAGTGGCGGTCTCGGCGGCTACTGCTGGAATGAGGTACTGGAGGGGTGTTAAATCACAGGTTCTCCATACCATGATGAATGTAAACAGGATAACTGCCACATTCACAATACCCGCAACAATCAGTATCAGCTTTGAAAACTCAATAGGCTTTTTCTTTCTTCTGCGTACCATTAGACACGCTTTGTGTAGTCAAGGGAAATCCAGCCAGCCCCGGACTTCAACTTGCCCCACTTGGAAGCTCCCTTACCAGTGCTTTCAGCAACGATGGTGTAAACACCCTTGTCACGAATAGCACCATTAGTACCGTAGTTCGTACCAGCACCCTTACGGATATTAAGTACACTTGCAGTAACCTTTACAAGATAAGGGGTGAACTCCTGTGTAGCAGTGGTCGTAGACTTTCCAGTGTAGACCACATTACCCTTGCTGTCGAATACCGAGTAGCCCGGATTCTTGTCTGCCATCGCCTTTGCATTTGCGAGAATACTGTAAGCACCCTTCTGACTTTTAGCGTCAGCCCATGTCTTACGAACACGGTACAACTCTTTAGTGGTCGTAGGGGTTGCCGGAGTGGTAGTAGTGCCACCATTGAGGATTGCATTGACCTTTTCAGCAATCTCACCATGACGATTATAGAGGTAATCACCCGGACACGCTTTGTTTGCGAAGTCTCTGTGAACAGTCATATTGCAACCATTCTTGTGATTCACTCTGTCGCTCTTTGTGGTAGACCATACCAGCTTCTTGATACCATTACGCTTGCAAATGTCAGCCACCAGCTTGATAAGAGCTTCATAGGCTTTGTCTGTAACAGCATAAGGGTGAGTAGTGTCGCTCGCAACCTCAATGGTAATGGCTCTGTGGTCGTTTGCACTGTTGGAAGAACACCAGCTACGGTCTTTTTCGTCAACAGACAATCCGATAGAACCGTCCTTACCTACAACATAGTTTGCGGAACACTCTCTGTCGGTTGTAGCGAAGTAATCACAACCCTGTTTCGCTGTCCACTGACCTACGATACAGTGAATCGTGATTGTATCAATCGCATGGTTACGAGGGCTTGTCTTATTGTTGGTGATTCTCGTATATGTCACCAATGAACTATTACTCATGTTTTCTTCCTCCTTCTTTTCGTCATACTGGGTCAAATCCCAGCTTTTGATTACTGCCATAACATTGTCCACATAGGATAATGATGTGGCGTAACCAGCAGATTTAATTTTCTCAAGGTATTCCCGAGGGTCGGTAACACCTTTAAGGCTCGCATAATTGGAAATGTTGGTGAAATCAAAGTAACCGATAACACCATTCTCCATGTCTGCGAATTTGCACCACTGCATAGCAGAGCTGGTGTAGCTTCCGTCTGCGTTCTGTTCACTGCCCACTTTGTTGTAAATCCCGATACAGGTTTTACAACGACCTTCTCGATACTTGAGACCGAAGAAGTTACAGGCATTTACAGCCAGCTCGGAAGTACCGTAGGCACTCTCCAAACACGCTTGAGCGATGATGGGAGAATATACCTTAATGCCATAAGAGGGTGCATACTTCTTTACCAGTGCGGCAATCTGTTTGATAAACTCCTGTTTAGTCATACGACACACCTCCTTTACAGAAACAAATTCTCGTCCGAACATTTCTTATAGACACGCTCGACATTCTCGATAGCGAGAATTGCCTTGTTGTTTTCATACTCGGGGTGTTCCTCACAGTATTTTTCATACTTGGTAATATCATCGAGTATTTGGTCGAAATGCTCTTTCGTATGTTTCTGCTCGTGTAAGATTTCATCGTTAAAACGGAGAATCCTGTATCGACACACAGTAGCTTCATTCTCTCCAATTTGAGTAGTCAAATGCTCTAACTGCTTGGAAGTCTTCGACTGGTCTTCCTTGATAGCTGAAATAGCGTCTGAAAACTGCTTTTGAATATCAAGGCTCTGCTTATGCCACTCGGGATATTTCTCTGCCTGTTCGATTACTTTCTGAATCTTACGCTCTTTTTCTTCTTCCTTCTTGTACTTCTCGATTAAGTGGTTTTTGGTGACTGCATAGAGCTTGTACACGAAACAAAGAGCCACGATAACGACAACGACAGTAGCCACTTTCAAGTCACCAAAAACCTGTAAAAATTCGTCCATTGACCTCACCTCCTGTTGATTGTTGAAACATATCGCATGGGGTCGTGAGACCCCATGCGACAGCCTGTGCGACCTTATTCAGTCACAAGGTCTTCCAGTTCGAGGTCAATGAGAATTTCCTTAACCTGTGCCTTCAGCACTGCCGGAACACTCGCATAAGTCCTCTTGCCCTTTACAATAAGGGTAGCGTAGATAACTGCCATGCTCTCAACCTCCTTTCGCTTTATGAACACCAGTAGGTGTCCGAATATATTGAGATACATCTTACTGTACCTCGCCCAACAGAGCTTCAACCCCTGCTCGGATTTTCTCGGGTACATCGTCAATGGTCTTGAGACCCTTACGAATCAAATCAGCGTAAATTTTTGCCATGATTAAATACCTCCTAAAATCATTTCATAGACTTCGACTAAAGCCAACTGAAGGTCGGTCATAGCCTTTTCTTCTTGGGAAATCTCACGGAAAGCGAGATACCAGCTACCGTCAAACCATTCCATCTGCTGAATGAACTGTACATCGGTCATGGTGACTTCGGTTTCACCATCGGAAACCGTCATTGTGGAGAGGTTATTCACGAAAATACTCTCGTCCACCTTTGTTTTGCTGACGAAGTTATCACCGTTCTTGGTAAGCCCGGTCAACTGCTGTCCGTCAGCGAGTGTGATTGTGTACTGCATTTTGTTACCTCCTTTAATTGGTTAAATAAAGTGTCCATATTTTCTCTTTGCCGCCTACTCATAATGCGGTAGTGATTCTTAAACCACGATGTATAGTAGTCCGTGAATTGCTTTTCCGTCATTTTCGGAGCGACCTTTTTCAATCGTCTACGCATTTCTGTAAGACGTTTTGGGTTAATTTTCTGAATAACCCTACCAGTGTCCGTCAACGAATACTGCACTTGAAGAAATCTCCAATGCTCGGAGAGCTTACAGATTCTCGTTTTCTTACGATTCACTGTAATACCCAGTTCCTCGGCAATCTCGATTATGTCTTCAAGAAGCTCCTCTAAAAATTCCTTGCTCTCATGGATAGCGTAGGAATCGTCCATGTATCGACCATAGAGCTTTACACTCTTTACAATCTTCACATAGTTATCAATCCTTATCGGATAAGCGATACCAGCAGTTTGAGCCACTTGGTCTCCGATATTTAGGTGCTTACCCATGTACTTTTCGCCAGTCAAGAGCTTCTTGTCGATGTACTGATACAACAGGGAATTGAACAGTCTATTGAGACAGTTCTCATACTCCTCGTCAGTCATATACGAAACATCAACTCTCGACCTGTCGATACTCTTTCTCAAGAGCCAAAGGGCGCGTTCATCATCTACATACTTCTCAAACAACTGCATGAGAATGTCGTGTCTGATATTGTCGTAGTATTTCGAGAAATCAATTAGTAGGATATGTCCTTCGTTGGAGTGGTGATGTGCATAGTACCATCGGAGGTGTTTCACCAATCGCTGTCGAGTAAAGGAAATCCCTTTACCCTCGATACTCGCTCCATTGTCGTATATGAGGAATTTTTCAATGGAGGGATTCAACACTTCGTCACATAAAGCGTGTTTTACGATTCTGTCATGGATTTGTTCACCAGTGATGAATCGTGTCTTACCTCGCTCATTCAAAACGAAATGTGTTGTTGGTAGAAATTCGTACTCCATATTTTCAAGGTCTCTCTGAATTTTGGACAGCTCCAAAAGGTAGTTCATTTCAAACTTCTGCACTTGAGGTTTCCAGTCACTACCTTTCTTTGCCCTTTTGTAAGCGTCATAAAGCACATTCCCATTAAATATCTCACGCTGATAACCTCTTTCACCCGACAGACGGGTACACTCGTAAGTGTGGGTGTCGTGTTTTGTATTTACCATAATGGAAGGACAATCTCTCCTTTCTCTGTCTGTGAAACGCTCGATAGGCTATTCAATCACAGAATCGAAATCCGGGCGAACGCCATTAGAGTTACTGGCGTTGTTGTAGTTCGCATTACCGTTGTTGTTGACATTGGCGAAATTGGAAGCGGAATCAGAGATTGCCCTCTTAAATTTATTGTCAGACTTCCTCCAGCCTTTGAGGAGGTTTATCTCTGTCTGTATCATTTCAGCAAATCGAAGATATTTGTTCACATCAACAGGAAGGGTCTCAATCGCATACTGCAATTCTTGTGTGAGCCTATAACACTGTCCGATTGCTATGTCTTGGTGCAATCTTCGTTCGACCAGTTCTTCCATATAGACAGGATAGATACTGTTTGCTATATGTACTTCCGCACCGATACAGCGAAGACACTCAACAATAGCCTGTCGCTCGTCAGCGATGAACCATTCGTAGAACGCTTGGTTTTTCGCCTTCAGCTTTTCATAACGGACTTTTTCATCGGGTGATAGCTCCTCGTACCCACGATTGCCGAACATCTTTAACACACTCTTGTCGGCTCGTTCGAGGTCGAACCCGAAATCACGAAGCAGTAGGTCTGTGACTTCCTTTCTCATTTTGTAGAAGTGGTGGAACACTTCAAACTGTGACGCTTTTCGATTTGCTTTTAATACTGACATTTAGCTAATAAACCTCCTTCATCGCACCCCACAAGGGGGTGCGGATTTTAAGATATACAGAAAGCCGGGCGAACGCCACGAGAGTTACTGGCGCTGTAGGCGTTCGCACCACCGGCGTCGTTGACAACGGCGAAACCGGAAGCGGAAACTACGTCTCTCAACCACCATGTCGCTCTGTTACAAATTCTGCTCGGTTCATGCTGGAACAAAGGTAACTGCGACTTCTCAACTGTATAACTGTTCGGGATAGTAGAACCCAAAGAGTTCTGCGGTCTGAAAATAGCAGAGCCATAGACCATATTCTCGGTCATAAGGTCTACTTCACTGTCGCACCATGCACCAGCAGAAGCATAACCATTCGTAATAGCATTGGTGAGGTAAACTCTCTTGGAGAGAACATGACCGCTAAATGCAGAGCCGATGGTGGTCTTCGCACTCTCAAGATTTGCAGTGTACATAGCAGAACCCACATAACCACCAGTGGTGACATTTGTGGTATTCATTTGTGCTGTGTACAAACAGGTGTCGGGAACGATAACTGCATGGTGAGTTTTACACTGGGTATCACCACAGTTATAGTAGTAATCGAAAGCGGCAATTCGCCAGTTCACACCACCAATCGTCCAGTAGTCACCGATGTACAAATCATCGAATGTACCAGCAGAGATAGCGGCATACTGTTCATCAGTGACAGCAGTTCCGAGATATTTACCACGATAAATAGCATTGTGAGCACCAGCCCCACTGTATAATAGGGTCTTCGCTTCATCGGCACTTGCCGCCGCTTCTCCTGCACTGGTAGCCGCCGCCGAAGCTGAACTCGCCGCCGAAGTAGCAGAAGAACTCGCCGCTGACGCTTTACTGGTAGCAGTCGAAGCAGAACTGGCGGCTGAACTTTTGGAGCTTGCCGCCGAAGAAGCAGAATCAGCGGCTTCACTTGCTTTGGTCGTTGCTGTCTGTGCCGCTGTGGAAGCTGTTTCAGCATTTTCAGCGACACTTTCCATGTTTGCCGCCAGCTCATTCATACCAGCGTTCATAGCATTGGCTTCATCAGCACCGAAGAAAGAATTTTCTTTCTGACTGTACTCGGTCACATCTTCAAAGGACACTGTACCGTCAGAATTGTTAATCATCTTGTACTTACGATTACCATTCCACACAGCGTCTTGATAATCAGTAGGCAAATTTGTCCATGCCATTTTCAAAATCCTCCTTTAATTCCGAAATTCCACTGGAACATTCGTCTGCCCTCAATCCTGTTTTTGATTTTCTCGTAAAGGTCGAGGGTTGCACCTTCCAAACGATTTAATTCTGTGAAATCCATAATATTTCCATTGTCCATGTAGACAGGGGTAGTACCATAGGACAGGTTCATTGTGTGACTATTGATTGTATTAAGATTTTCTTCAAGCTGGTTGATTTCATCAGCATAGAAGTAATCTGTAACAGTCTTATCGTCACACACTGAATCAATGTCAAATTCTTCGTATATCTTGACAGCTAAATCCCTCAAGCACTGAAGGTTGTTTTTAATACGGTTGAAATCTTCCGCATTAAACCTGTCACCGCTATACACACCATTTGCGTCCACAGCACCATACCAATCTGTTTTGGGTGTAGTCCACGCCATACTTAACCTCCAATCCTTCGAGCTGTCACTCTACCCGAAAATGCTTGCTTGAAATTGAGAGTGTGTCGGTAAACATTCACTTTCATACCCTCATAAAACTCGTTCTCTTGGTACACAATATCGGTAGTATCAATCTCGGGATTACCTCGGGTGTCGTACTCATACTCGATACCAGCCAAATAATATTCAGCCAGCCACTCGGAGAGGTCTGTTGCCATCGTCATATCGCTTATGAGAGGATTTTCCCATTTGATTGTCTTTCCTCGGTTGTGTAAAACCTTTGTCGCATATCGCTCAACAATCTTATAACGATAGCCCTGTACTTCGAGCCTATATTCACCCGAAACATTGTACTGGATAGTGACATAGTAGTTACCCCAGTCAATGACCTCTGCCTGTCCTTCGACCTCATTCAACTTGACTGTATAGCCATAGGAAGGGTCTTGGATATAGTAGGTCTCAACCTGTCCGGCAACGACTTCTATATCTTCGCATACAAGATTTTCTTCACGATTGTTCTCTTGGTAGGTGTAACAAGGAACAATAACCTCTTTGACAAGCTCTTGTTTGATAGCTTTCGGAGAAGAAGTCATATCCCTTCGGGTCATTGTGAAATCTGTAACATCGCTCAAGCTAAAGCGATTCAGCACAATGCGATTGTAAGGCTCGGCTGTCTTGGTGAACTCAATCTCCATCACATCGCAATCGTCAAAATCTCGATGAATGACAGAGGTTTTTTCTATCTCGTCAGAAGCAATAGTATATTCATTCACCAGTTCGTCACCATTGTAGGTACGAATGATGAACTCTGCTGGGAGAGCCTGTCCGAAGACAAGAGACATAGCATAGTAGGCTCTGATTGCTTCCAGTTTGATAGTTACGACAGGATTTGTACTGAAGGTGCAATCCTCATTTGAAATAGCCTGTGACACATATCCTGTATTGAGAGTGGCACTACCACTTCTCGGGATAAAGAACATCGAGCCATCGACAGGGGTATAATTCCCAGCCAGTGTTGCGTACTCGTCCTTATCCGATTCATTCAGAACATTCGCCACTTTGGAGAACGAGGTCTCGCCATTACTTGAAATGCTTGCGTCCGGCATAAAGTTAGACTTAATCTGAATTGCTCCAAATCTTGTCTGTGTCAGTACACAGCGACAGGCATTGGCGATAATTTGTAGTGCTTCTTTGTGTTTTACCCTCGGCATAGGGTTTTTGGTGTAGAGCTTCTTCAAACGAGGGTCAATGTAATAATCACTAATCCCAGCGTCATTCAGAATCTCGATAGCCAAATCGAAATAACTCTTACCAGCAGAGCTATATAAGCCTTTGATAAACTCTGTGTCCATGTTACGGAAAATGTCTTGACAACGAATTGTCGCTGTATTATCGTCACTTTCCCACTCGGAACAGAGTAGGTGGTTTCCTTGAATCCACTCGACCTTATCTGACCCCGGAAGCTGATAACCATACATAATGTCCATTTCCTGTCCAGTCTCAAGGTAGTTAATTGCCGACCTCGGATTGTCTACATTAAAGTAGTGGTCGTAATTCTTGAGCGTCACAGAGAAATCAATCTGTGGTACATCTGCTCCTATCGGAGAAACATAACTATCGAGTGAGGAGTTCATTACTGAATCGTTGTAGTAAACCAAACCGTAGCCAAACATAATCGAATAGATACGAAGTCTACTCTGCGGATTCTTCATGGTGTAAAACACCATTTTGACATAGGTTGTATTCTCAAGTACCTCCTCGGTACTCCATGTTGATTTGTCGTTGTCTCTGAACTCGATTGTCTGACCTGTACTGCTGACAATATCGAAATCCACAGGATAATTCTCACCAAAATTGATAGTGAGACCTTTGAAATCCGTAGCGATGGTGTTCAAACTGATTGTCAGCTCGCATAATGCCTGTGAGAGCAATTTGTCTGAAACAATACCAGTGTCATAGAAAGCACCACCGGGGCGAGGTAGAAAGAACATCGACCCATCAACTCGTGTGAAATTTTCCTCCAGCGTAGCATAGGCGGTATTATCGGAACGCTCACCGAAAACATTACTCTTGTTAGAGAAATAGGTAAACTCTCCATCGTCAATGCTCGCTTTAGCCTGTACTTCTTGGTTCACAAGACCAAATGTAAGCATGATGAAAGCTCTCTCTCGGAGAGAGGATTTCATGCTTTCTTTGTATTCTTTTGATACCTTCTGCATGAAATCCCTCCTTTACTCTCCTGTGTCAATGAGATTCACCTTGCAATTTCTGTAATGAGTAGGAGAACCGTTCTCGTCAACCCAGTAGGGTTCACCTGTACGGTCTCCGCAGTACATCTTCAAGGTCTTTTGGCTTTTGGTTACAGGGTCATGGAAAGTTACATAGACGAAGAAATTACTCAAGATACTCAAGATTCTTTCCCATTGTGCGGCGGTAAGCCACGCCCACTCAAGACCATCAATTTTGTACTGGTCTCGTCCAACTCTCTGACCTACGACAGTACCGTTAGCGTCTCGCCCGGAATCTACTATCGTAGTCACGACCACATTTACACCACGCTTACAAGGTGGTAACTCATAACCATTTATCGCTAAATATGCCATTCGTTACCACCTCCTTACTTCGTGAACTTATAGCCATTAGCTTTTTGCTGTGTTTCCACTGATTCAGTGATAACACGATTACCAATGTGAACTTCTGTCTTTTCCTGTTTGTCTGCCTGTCTCTTGGTATCAGTAGCGATTTCCTTGAGTGTAGGCTCGACATACTCGTGATAGAACTCTCTCAAGGTACGAGCCATAGATTCATCAGAATAATGCTCATAACCTTGCTGGGAATCCTCGTACACCGTCATAGCCAAAGCATTTGTCGGGTCGTAGGAAGTAGCACCAGCGTAAGCCAGTCTGTTTGCATTAGAGCTTACGAGAACAGCTCGGATAATCGCATTGGAGCATACAGTCATTTGACCTACCATGCTTCGCCAGTACCCAACGAATTGAGCCATACCAGCGATAGTAGCAGACTTCATCGCCATAGCGATTTGCGAACGATTCAGAACCTCGGTCTGTCCGTTGATATGACCGACCATTTCAGCTCCATTCTCGCCAGCTACGAACATACTTCCATGTAAACCAGCATTAGCAGTACCATTGGCATACATAGGAATGTTCTTCCAAAACTCACTCTGTCCATTCTTGATATAGCCACCCTGTTCAAACATCTTCCAGCCATGACCTGTGTTGTAACCACCACTGGACAGACCGAAGAAGGACTTGATAGAAGACCAGCCCGACTTAAACAGGGAGATACCTACGGACACCGAAGTGCCAATCCAGCTTGAGATAGAAGACCAACCATTTTTCCAAAGCGAGATACCTACGGAAGACGCTGTTCCTATCCAGCTTGACAGTGAAGACCAGCCACTCTTAAAGAGAGAAATACCTTGACTGATTACAGATAGCGAGCCAATCCAGTTCTTAACAGAAGTCCAACCACTCTTTAACAGCGAGATACCCTGTGAAATCACTGGAATACTACCAACCCAGTTCTTAACAGAAGTCCAGCCGGATTTCAGTAAAGAAATGCCTTGCGACAGAGTAGGAATGTTACCCACCCAGTTCTTTACTGTTGTCCAGCCACTCTTGATAAGGTTAATCGCCTGTGAGAGTGTCGGGATATTGCCAATCCAGCTCTTAACAGTAGTCCAACCACTCCTAATGAGGTTGATTGCTTGCGACAGAGTAGGAATGTTACCCACCCAGTTCTTTACTGTTGTCCAGCCGGACTTAATGAGTGATATAGCTTGCGACAGGGTAGGTATATTACCTATCCAATCCTTAACTGACTGCCAGCCCGATTTGATTAAGCTGATACCCTGTGAAAGCACTGGGATATTGCCGACCCAATCCTTAACCGACTGCCAGCCATTTTTAACGAGTTCAATACCTTGCTGTACGATTGGAATGTTACCAATCCAGTCCTTCACCGACTGCCAGCCCTGTTTTGCAAGAGCGATAGCTTGGCTCAAGGTAGGTATGTTTCCAATCCAATTCTTAACGCTCGACCAGCCCTTCTTTACCAGCTCAACACCAGCTTCGAGAGACAAACCGCCGCTTGTAACATCTTCCCACCAGCCTGTGACCTTATCCCACCAATCAGAAGCAGTATCTTTGATACCCACGACTATATCGGAAATAGGATTGTCCTCAATAGCGTCTGCGATAGGGTCGATGATGTTAGTCTTAACCCACTTACCGATTTTCTTGAACGGAGATAACAGACCCTCAAGGAGACCTTCGCCACAGAAAATACCTATCTCGTCTCTGAAAACAGTAGACGGAGAATTGATACCCAGTGCTTCTTTGAAGCCATCAATGAATCCAGTAATGAAATCCTTGACTGCCTGTACTGCGGTATCCCAGCCTTCCTTAATACCGTCCCAAATGGACTGACCTACATCTTTGAACCAGTTACCGATGTTGGACAGAGCTTCGGGGAGTGTTTCGGTGAAGAATGTCACGAAACTTGTCTTTACAGTCTCCCAAAACTCGGGAATTGTCTCTGTAAAGAACTTCGGTAGGGTCTCTGTGAAAAATGTCTTAAACGAGGTCTTCACTGTTTCCCATACTTCGGGGAGCGTTTCAGTGAAAAATGTCTTAAAGGCATTACAGATATTTTTCACAGCAGTACCGACTTTGTAGCCAATGTCGTGTCCAAACTGATTCCAGTCGAAGTCCTTAATCGGTTGCCACAAATCCGTAAACCACTGGGAAATCGTCTGCGGTAAATTCTTGAGCCACTGTACGAAAGAATCCCAAATGCCCGGAATCGTTACTGTAAAGAAATTCTTTAAGAATGTAGTAATTTCTTCCCAGTTCTGCGTGATTAAGATAATACCGTCAGTAATGAGACCAACAGCAAGACCAATCAACGCACCGATACCAGCTCCTATCGGACCGCCACAAGCACCGATGATAGCACCGATACCAGCCGCCGCCGCTGTCGAGCCAGCCGGGATAAGCAGACCATTGAGCCAGTTAAGCCCATTCTTGATAGCGTCATAAATACCAGTGATGTATGCCGGAATACCAGCGATAATACCAGCGACACCAGCACCGAGAGCCGCACCAGCCGCACCAGCAGAACCGAGACCCAAATTGGAAGCGGCTGTGGCGAGAGCCTGTGCAACTGCACTGTCGGCAAATGCTGTGGTAATCCATGTGGCGATACCCTTACCTAAAAAAGCACCTCCACCAGCAGTGAGTACACCACCACTAATGATTTGAGCGAAGTTTTCTCCGTCCAGCTCGTTTAGAATAGTGTCGATGATACCCGACCACTCAAGGGCGATACCTGTCACCAATAGACTGATACCTACTGCTATCGTAAGAGGGTTCGTGAGACCATGAACCTTCAAATCGTTTATATATTTCAGTCCGTCAAGGACACCTTTAGAAATCTTCCATGCGGCAAGACCTAAAGCGATTGAACCTACCGTAGTCAAGATGTGACCTAATCTCGTGTGGAAGAACTCACTCCACGAATCAATGTCTTCGGTGAGACCGAGCCATTCCTTCATCTTCTGTACGATTTCATCAACCTTTGTGGAAACAGCGTCACCGAGGAAGTCATACTCGGGTAATTCGATACCCAAATCACCGAGACCTCCAGCACCACCGACACCGCCACCCGAAGAACTATCGTCTTTCGAGAGGACATTCAGCTCGTCAATACCGAGTAAGGCATTTTTGACTTTCTTCGCTTCATCGCCAGCATTACCGAGACTATCGGTTAAATCATCAGCACCACCGACAGCAGAACCCAATCCCGAGTAATCAACTTCGGGTAGGGCGAATCCGAACAGGCTCGCAATCGCATTAGCCAAAATACGAATGACCTTTGCAAGAGCGATAGCATAAGGCAATACAGCATTGAGTACAGGGATAAAGATGTTACCCAAAGCTCTCGCACACTGCGTAACCTGTGCCTGTAAAATACGAAGCTGGTTAGCCGGAGCATTGAGAGTACGAGCCATATCTCCCTGTGCCGATGTTACCTGTGTCATAATGGCATAGTAACGAAGCTGGGATTTTTCAGCCTGTGTCATGGAACTTACACTCTTATCAATACCGAGTGCGTATGCTTCCTGTTGCAGACGAGCCACCGAGAGGTCGTAACCTAATCTACGGAGAGGTTCAAGCTCACCCGAGATACCCGAGGTCAACTTCTGCATAGCGTCTTCATAACTGATATTGAAGAACGAGGAAATATCGTAACCGAGCTGTGTCAAGTTCTTGGACATGAGATATGCCTTGTCACTTGCCACACCAAAACCTGTAATGATGGTATTGAATACACCTTGATTACGCATCCACTCGCTCGGGTCAATACCCATGATTTCAGCGACTTGTTCAGCATACTTCTGTGCTTCTTCGGCATATTCACCCATAGAAACTGTAAACAGGTTCAAATTCTCGATATAACTGTTGGATTCAGTAACCCACGAAGCGATGATTCTTGCTCCTGTACGCACCGCATTGTAAGCCATACGAGCTTTCGCCCAAAGGTTCATGTAGCTTGTCGAAGCAGAATTGTTCGCCTGTGTCATACTGTTTGTAGCAGTAACTACTCGCCTAATATTGGAAGGCAAAGCAGAGAACGCCGAAGCAACAGTATTGAGCTGATTAGCCAGTGGAGCGAGGGCATTTGCCAACTGCTGTAACTGACTGGTGAGAGTAGCCCAGTTAATCGAATTAAGGGTCTGTGCCAGTTCGGGTAGTTTCTTCAACTGTGTAATTGCAGACTGCAAACCCGAAGCCTTACCGACATTGTTAAGGGGTTGTAAAGCTGTTGCCAGCCTACCGATACCCGACAAATCGGCACTGTTCAAAGCAGAAGCGGCACTACCGATGTTCTTGAGCTGATTACCGATAGAGGACGAAATCTTAATACTACCGAGAGATTTCAGCTTATTAAGACTGTTCGCCAGCTTGTCGATTTTATCAGCCGAGGAACTATCGACAGACTGAAGGGCGGTATTGAGATTACGAAGCTGGTTAGCCACGCTCGTTAATCCCACACCGCCCTTTGTTGCATTTTTGAGCTTTGACAAAGAAGCGGTAAGAGCGTCTATACCACCAACAGCCGAGTTTGCACTCGATTGTACTTGTAACTCAAGACTTTCGATTGTAGTAGACATTTACTCACTTCCTTTCTGTGTTTCAAATCGTTTGTTGTTCTTAACCATAAAGGCTTGCATATACTGTAAGCCCTTATTGGCTTTGGCTTTCTCCTTTCTCTGTTTGACATTATCCATTGTCTTTTTGCTGATAGGATAAGGTTCATCGGGATAAGGTTGAGCCTTTGTTCCCTTTTTGGCGAAAGCACGAAGGATAGGAGAAATCCTTGCGAGAGCGTCATAGAAATACATTCCCTGTAACCACAGTTCTTGATTGACACGCTCTTTTCGTAGATTCTCTGCTTCTCGGTAGAACTTTACGAGACAACAATCTCTATCCCAATATTGTTCTTCCGTCATGCCTATTGATAAGTAATAGGGGAACTTGCTTTCAAAAATATCCGAAAAAGGAAAAGGGGAAGCAGAGCGATTCTCACGCTCGCTCCCCTTGTCAGCGGATTTATCATTGGACAGTGAATCACTTACCAACTCGCTGTCCAGCTCACGTTTCCCTCGGCTTCGGTAGGTTCTTCAACCAGTGCCATGATAGGCTCGTTGTACATTTCTGCCAACTTACCGATAAGCTCGTCCTTATTAGTCATTTTCGCAAAGATAGCGTCAATGACTTCCTTCTTCTCGAAGCGATGATGTGCGAGGAAAGCACCCTCAAAGAGAGCCGGGAGAGTAGTCATAGGCTTGTTCTCAACCTCTGCGGCGATAAAGCCCTTCTTCTCCATTTCGGACACCGTTCTGCGAGTAAACTCAAGGGTGTAATCCTTGTCGTTATAAGTGAATTTCAACTGTTTAGCCATGATATTTTATCCTCCTTAAATTTAGCACCGACTATCACGGTCAGCCCTCCTCAAAGGTACTGGTCTGATTTTCACTTTTCTTTACTTACGCTTCCTCGTCAAGACTGATAGCAGTAGAAGGTGCGATAGTAACAGTCATATCGACAACCTCGTTCACACCGCCACCGACAGGGAAAGCAGAGAGCTGACCCTTGAACTTGAACTTACCATCAACACCAGTAGGAGTGACAGTATCGCCAGCTTCCGTACCGCCGAACCAAACAGCATAATCGTTCTCAACACCCTCAAGAGCCTTGAGCTTGGTGTAGTCAGCGAGGGTATAGTTTGCATTGAACTCAAGAGCGTCCAAAGACTGAATACCCGGAATGTAGGTCTGCATACGGTCAGACAGAGTAGTGGTTTCGAGCATTTCGGGAGCACCGCCCAAATCCGGGAACTCCTTAATGTCAATCAGCTTCTCCCATGTAGAATCGGTTTTCTTCATAAGGAAAATCTTATAAGTGCTAATAGCCATGATTTATTACCTCCTGTAAATTACTTTTTCTTTCGACACGATAGCTCTGTATCGAGCTACCATTCTATAAACGGTTGCGTCTTCTTCGTTGGGTATCGGCTCTGCCATCGTGCGTGTAAATCCGAGCTTCTGCATTTCGCCATCAATCAAAGCGAGAATCGCTTTGCACTCGGCTTTCTTGCCAGTCTGCTTATTGGAGTACACATTCACTTCGTACATGAGCTGTGCATGATTTTCGATACAGTCGGTTGTCCTCGTGTTTCGATAAATCTGATTGTCTACCTCTACGAGAGAAGCACAGGGGAATGAAGGTGGAGACTTGACATATTCACCAGTCATATAAATTTTCGAGTATTCCTCACGGACTTTCCCGGAAACAACACTGAAAACATCTGATTCAATATCAATCATCTAAACACCTCCCTCGCAATTTCTGAAATTTCATTACAAACGGTGGTGACAGCACGAGCCATTGGCATTTTCGCCGGAGTACCATGTGTCAGCTTTAATTCGCCTTCCTCATAGAAGCCCCAAACTTCTTTCTTACCATTTCCCTTGCCAAATCCACCGATTGTCATACCCAGCTCCACACCATGAGGGTGAGGGGAACTGCCGGGTGAGCCATTATGATAGACACCAGCACCAAACTCAATCCATACAGCGTCTTCGCCACTTGCGATAACCACAGTGACATTTTCTCGCTCGTCAATCGAAATATCGACCTGTCCGTAGCGAGTGCCTCCTTTTACCAAATCGTCCACGACAGCTCCATTGAATCCCTGTCGGGCTTCATCTGCCAGTCTGTCAGCAACTCTCTGTCGGAGGAGTTCTGTCTTTTTCAGAATCTCTTGTTTGTAATCAGCCAGTTCTTTAATAGCCCTATCAATGTCATGTGCGGATAGACTGAAAGTGATTACCTTTTTACCCACTGACCGTCACCTTGCTTATTGCAATCGACACACTGTTCAAGCTCTTTGCGACTTTCTTCACGATGTAATCGTAAGGAGTAAGGATTGCTCCTTCCTCGTTTCTCGCTAAAGCTCCGTCTTCATCAAGAATCGGGATAGTGTCAACCCAAAGTACAGAGTATTCGTCAATAAGCGGAGCGTCATTGTCCATGACAATCACCTTGTCGTAGGATTCACTTTCTCCGAACTGCCTTGTGGTGGTTTCACCCTTTGCGGCTGAAATGTTCGCTGTGAACTCCTGTGGGTTTCCGTGAATGACATTGTGTTCCCCAGTTTCATTTCCATACTCGTCTACGATAGGTTCTTTCCTTTCGTAGAGCGAGTAGTAGAACTTTGTCTTGTTTCTGTCCATACACTTCATCGAATCACCCCCACATGAGGGGTAACTCCCTTGAGCATGGACGCTGGTACATCTGCATTTTCGTAAGAGCGAGAAATCCCATTCTCGGAATGAGAAGTCTGACCTTCAGCTCCTCGCTTGTTCAGCATATATGCCGCAATTTCACATTGGAGCGTATGATACTGAACAGGAACTTCGGTAACTGTCGTGTCATAGGGATAGGCTCTGTTGATAATCTTTTGTCCAGCGAGCAACAGATAGGTAGACAGCACTTCGTCACTGTCAGAACTGCCAACCATAGCTTTAAGAGCATTGACTTTTTCCTCGTTCGTCATGTTGTCCACCTCCTCCAGCATTACTCGGTATCGGTAGTATCGTCACCAGTAGTGGTGTCCTCGGTGTTCTCGTCAGAAGTCTCCTCAACTTCCTTGATATACACCTTACCGTACTTGTTCTTACCCTTTGCCAGCTCCTCGATACGAGCCTTGCTGGGCTTGCTTGCACCAGCAACAGGGTATTCGTCACCCACCTTGTAAAAGTGGTTATCGTTTTTAGCGTCTCTAAACGCTCTTACTACTTCAAACATACCGAAATCCTCCTCTTAATTACACGCTTTCAGCAACAGTAATCTTAACTGCCTTCGTCTCGTCAGTGAGAGCCGCAAGGTAATACTTACGAGACCAAATGCTGTTCTTACGAGTGTCAGCGTCTCTTTCCTGTTCAATCTCAACGCCCTTCTTGTTGAAGATGGTTACAGCTTCACGAGTAGCAACGATGATAGTGCCGGAAACAGCGTCCTTCTTGGTGTAAAGGTTCACACCAGCGACAGTGCCAACATAACCAGTACGAGCGAAGGCTTCAACATACTTCAACTCGTCCTTGAGAGCCTTACGAATCTCTGCCATGTCAGCCGCATTTACGAAACCAAAGCAACGAGGAGCAACCTGTGCCGGGTCGTTGTCAGTTTCCTCAATGTTCAGTTTCGCCACAGCGTCAGCGAAAGTGCCAAAACCGTAATCAGAAGCCGCAAGAGCAACAGTAGTCTTGTTGAACTCTGCGAAAATGTCTGCATTTACAGTGTTGAACATATCCGTACCCATGTGACGAGTGCCGACAGGTACGAGCATAGGGTCAGTCATTTCCTGTTCATCGTAGTATTCAAATCTGTTCTGTGCGAGCAGAATTTCGTACTCCTGTTCAGAATAGCTAACCTCGATAGACTTGGAGTTACCCTCGCCCATAGCCAGCTTTTCAGTACCATCGGTAGCCTTGTAAACATTGATTTTACGCTTCATACCAGCAGTACCCACGAGAGAGTTATCAACAGTACAGAACTGCTGAAGGTTCAAGTGGGAGTTAAACTGGTCTTCTACCTCATTGGAGAGATAGAAATTATCATAAATCTTATGTGCCATTGTTTCTTTCCTCCTTAAATTACTCGGTCACTCCGTAGAGTGCTTTATACTCCTGTGGATTCTTCACAGAATACTCATGTCGTTCCTGTGGAGACATTTTACGGAGCTTTTCAAGTGTCATAGACTTGTTATCCCCATCACCAGTAGGGGAAGGTGTATCTTTGAGAGCTTCCGCACGAATCTTCTTCTCGAAAGCTGTCTGTGCTTTCTGCTGATTAGCAAAGACTTTCTCGGTATCACCATCGACATAGGCTTCTGCTGTTTCTGCCGCCAGCTTATCGTCATAACCCAGTGACAAAAATTTTGCAGTAGCTTTGGAGATATTGGATTCTCTCAACAGCTTGTCGTAGTTATCCTGTAACTCCTGTGTCTTTTGGTCTCTTTCGAGCTTTTCTCTTTCATCATCAGAGAGCTTGTCCTTCAGCTCTTTCTTCTTCGCCGCCAGTTCGGAAGCGGTCTTGTCGTACAAGTCCTTCTTCACATAGCCGGAATAATCCGGGTCGGGCATATCGAACTCCTCAAGAGCCTTGAGCTTTTCCTCTGCTGACATTTCGGCGTACCCTTCAATCTTTGTTACATCAATTTTCATGCTAAAACTCCTCCTTGCGTTTTCATGTCTTCTCTGACTTCTTAATTTTGCGATTTTCGGTTTCTCTACCGTTTGCGATTTAAGGCTTCTCTGCCTATATCAAAGCGTTACCGCTTAAATATTCTTGTTATCATCGTCCTCGGGGTCAGTCTTTTCCATCAGCTTTTGCTGTTCCTCAAGGGCTTTCTGTTTCTGCTCCTCGTGATACTTCATACTCATGCTGTAAGCACCCTCGGAATCACTAAACATACCCGAATGTTGGAAAGCGAGCTGGGGGTGAATCTTGTCGCAATTCAGCATGGAGACAAGCACCTGTGACTTACTCTGAATGTTGTCGTAATTTCTACGAGTGAACTTCATGTCAATGTCCTTGAGGTACAGTTTCACATCTGATAGCTCACGACAAATACGAAGCACCAGCTTGAGCATTTTCTTCTCGGACTTCTTGAAGACATTTTCGCTATCCTTTGCTCGGGCTTCTGCGTCAGACCAACCATCACGCATAATGACAGCAGAACCAGTGTCCGAAGTGGAAGCCTTACCATTTCGGTTCGGCATACCACAGATTGTCAGAACAGCATTGTAAATATCATCTTTCAAGGTCTGCGACTGTGTTTGATTGAGTTCGCTCGTTACCACACCCACATCGGCGTTCTGTCCGTCCACCGACTTAACCTTGATAGCACCCAGTTTCAAGAACTCCTCGTATTCCTCTTTGGAAATCTCACAGTTAATGAACTTGATAAATGCCTGTACCAACTGCTCGATACCGTCCATACGGTTACTATCCATATTGTTGATAGCGTCCAACAGAGGAAGAACAACCTCGAACGCACCCAGCTTGGCATTGTTCGCCGGGTACTCAAAAATCGGAATCATACCCAAAATGTGAGGTTTAGATTTCTCCTCGTTGATACCACCCTCGTCAATAAAGAAGTAGGAATCCTCGGTATAAACGGAATAACGGATTTTCTCATATTCATCGGTGCTGTACTTAACTGCCATCATCGGCTTGTTACCGATTTCGTTAGAGTACACGATGAAAGTGTCTCTCGGGTCGAGAGTGTACAGTTCAAAAGGTGCTTCGTCCTGTTCACCTGTCTTATCGGGAAGAACGAGACGATAGGAAGTACCACAAATCATCTGCCACTCAACAAGCTCTTGGTCTTGGCTCGCCTTATCCTCTGCGAACATGAACTCGTTAAGAGCATTGATAGCCTTAACAGTTTCCTCACTGCCATTTCTGCTGACATACTGGATAGGTTCACCACAGAGATAACCTACCTTGAAAGAGACAATCTCGTTAGCTCGGTTTTCTACAATCTTGTTACAGATGTCGGGGCGTGTTTCCTTAACTCGATAACGGATAGGCTGTTCTCCCTTGTAATAACGATAGAGATAGTCAATCTCGCTTCGGTTTAGGTTGTGTGTCTCAAGAGCTTTGAAAAGCACTTCCTGTACATTGTCTTTTGTGATTTTGGAAACACTCGTCTTGATAGTGCGTCTACCACTCATTAAACGAGTTTCACTCAAAACCTTTGTAGTATCAACTTGATTTGCCACGCTCGGTTGCCCCTCCTTTCTGAACAAAATAAAAATGGGTGCATAACTGCTTCGAGGACTAAAACCTCGTGCAATCATGCACCCACATAAATATACCTATTCATTTTCACATAGTATTATACCACAATATCTTGTGTTTGTCAATAGTTTTACACACAAAATATGGTATTTCACCACAGAAAGTGCGATAGGTCAATCTTTATATTGTTACCACGGACGCTGGAAAACCTCAACCTTGCCAGCAGACAAGCTCTGTGCGAACTCTGCCAGCATAGCCATACCATCGGGAACATCATCGTGCTTGTTCTTACCAGCAACAGTGTAGGAGCAGAGCATATCCATCATTTTTCCATAGTCCGACTTCTTCTGATAGAGAGAAGCGTCCTTGAACAGACAATGCTCTTTGACCCACGCACTGTTGACGATGATTTTTGTCTCCTTATTGGCTGTGGTGAACTTGGTCGTAATATGAGTGATACCGCCTTTTTTCTTGACTTCTTCCTGTATCTTCTCGGCAACTCGCCTACCAGCGGAGTTAGATTCAAAGCGACAGGCTTTCACTTTGTCTCGCACAAGGATTTCAGTCAATCGAGCGTCCACAATGTTCGGGAGACCATTATCACAGACACAATCATCAATGTAGTAATCCTGTCCGAACACATAAGCCACAGGAAGAAAGGCATAGTCAGCTCCCTTGTCCTTTGTATCACAGATACCGATAATAGCGTCCGGGTTATCTGAAGGTAATTCAAAGTATCTGCGAAGCTCGTCAGAGGAGTAGACAAGACCCTCTCGCTCAATAGGCTCGTTCATGTACAAAGCCCTCCAGCTCACATCGTCCATGATGTTCCTTTGTTCATGGTAGAAGCGAGTGGAGAATCCGACACCATAGGCATAATCGAAATTCGATTCATCGTTTTCATCGAGAGCCGGAACGACAATGAATTTCGCTCGGTCACTATCAATGTACTCTCGCTCAAGTCTACCGATTACATCGTGAACCGACCAGCGAGTAGCGATGTGGAGTTCCTTACAATGGTCTCCGATTTTTCTCTGTCGAAGGTCAGTGGTGTAGGTCTCCCACAGTTTATCCAGTCGTTCTTTGCTCAATGCAACCTCGATACCCGACACCAAATCGTCACAGTACAGGAGAGTAGCGGCTCGGTACAGACCAGCATTACCAGTACCGATAGAGGTAAACTCAAGGGTCTCGAAACGCTGTCTCTTATCGAGGTCGATACGACAATCCTTTGCATTGGTACTGGACACATTGATTTCGGGGAAAACATCATGCCACAGGTAGTCACCCTCTTTTTCCAAAATACGCAAGCACTCGTCATACACTCCTCGGATAAAAGCATTGGAGTGAGAGCCAGTGAGCATAGGCTCGTTGGGGATTTTTCCGGCAAGCCATGTCAGATAGAAAATAGCGAGAGTGGTCTTACCGCTACCCGGAGGGAGAGAGACAGCCAGCAAGTCCAGCTTATCGTCAGCAAGCTCCTGTAATGCGTCCACCACCTGTTTCAGCACAGGTCTTCGAGGGGGATAGAACTTCTTGTCGGGTTCTCTGTTCCACTCGACATAGAGTAGGTAGCAGTCAAAATCATGGGGTGCGGCTGTGAGTAACACCCTTTTATGAAGACCAAAAAGAAATCTCAAGTCCTTGTCAGATTTCGTAATCGGAATACGATTCATAATCATTTCGGACAGGAGCTTGAGGTATTTTACACCGAGAGCAGTATTGGTCTTCATCGCTTCTTTGCTCATATAATATAAATCCTCATAGGCTCGTGTGCCTGTGGGATTATTCTCAATCTCGGTATAAATCTGTTTGAGTAATTGCTTCATAATACCTCCAGTAAACAAAAAGAGTGCGTTACCGTCAGAGACCTAAATCTCTGTGCGATAACGCACCCACTTAACATCAATTCTTGATTATAATTATTAGTGTTGCTATTCCTTTGATAATCCACTTAATGAGATAATACACTGCAATCGGAATCATCAACAGGAACATGATAAATCCCTCAAGAAAACTTCTCGGAACTCTCATAGGCTATTCCTCTACAAGCTGAATCTCAAATGTCTGTCCGTCAGAGAACTCAACCGAAACAGGAGAAGTGTCTTCCAATTCAAAAAGCCATACAACATCAGCAGTCACACCACTTTGTACACTGGTGTCACACTGGATATACCCCTCGGTCTTTTCGCCTGTTGGTACGATACATGGGATTTCAACTCCATTTTGGAAAGCCTTAACTGACAGATAATCAGCCGGGATAGCTGTTTCAGAGCTACCGTTCGTGTACTGGGTAAACACAGCGACACAATCTCGCTCGACAACTGTTACTCGTTTACCCTCAACGAATGAGAGAGTGTGTTCCGGCTCGCTACTACACCCGGTCAGCATGAGAACGAGCAGAAGAACAATCGACAGTATCTTTTTCATATTGCACCTCCAGTCAAGATAGGATTGTGTACTCCTCGTACCCAGTCCATATCTCCATATTTGTACATACCTTGATAGAATTTTCTGTTTGCAACAATCCCTCGGACAGTAGACACTTGGAATCGCTTACCCTTACGAGTGCGATAGCCCTTTTCATAGAGCATTTCTGCAATATCGGTAAGAGAAGTACCCCTGTCGTACTCATGGAACACCAGCTCCACGATGGGTCGCTCCTCGGGATTTATCAAAAGCAGTCCATCTACCACATAATACCCATAAGGCTTATTGCCGCCCGAGTAGCCGCCACACTTGGCTTTGCTCACACGACCTCTGCCAGTACGGAGAGTGATATTTCTTCGTTCCTGTTCAGCAACGAACATTAGCAGAGAACGGTAGATGTTTGCGAAATCGTCTCCCTCGCTGAACTTTTCCTCGGTGGAGAGAAGCGACACGTTCCTCTTTTCCAGTGTGTAAAAATAGTAGAAGTACAGTTTTGTATCACGAGCCATTCTGTCGTTCTTAAAGACAATCACAGCGTCATGGTTCGGAAGCTGGTCTGATTGGTAGAGAATCCTGTCGAGTTCCGGGCGATTGTCCTTTGCACCGCTTATCACATCGACACACCACTCGACAATTTCGTAGTCATGGGTGAGAGCATAGGACAAAATAGCCTGTTTTTGGATTTCTATACCGTATTTATCGTCACCCGACTGTTCCTCGGTTGACACACGGACATACCCAATCGCTTTCTTCACGAGATAATCACCTCCTTATAACACAAATCGTGTTATCTTTTAATCTTTTTCTCGATTTTGAAGTAGTTAAAGTAGTTCAAATCTTGATTTTGCGGTAACTTTCATTAGAAGGGGGTCTATAAGGCAAAAGTCTACGCAAAAACCGATTTTCAACTACTTTTACTACTTCTCACGCTTCACATAGGTAAGCTCAATGTCATATCCGAGAGCTTCCATCATCTGAACAAAGGTCTTGTTCACGATACCCTCTGTCTTTTTCAGAACTCGGTTGACATACTGACCTGTCGTGCCGATAGCTTCTCCAACCTGTTGCTGGGTCATTCCGGCTTCAAGGCACTTCACCTTTACATCGAGTTCAATATTGTTCTTAACCATGATTAGTCCTCCTTTTGTTGGTTTATGGTGTTATTATAACACAAAGAGAGAGGATTGTCAATACAAAAAGGATAAGAAATTATCTTAAATAAGGTCTTTTTATAATTTTGGGGAATTTAAGCCACTCCCTCGCCCCGTGGGTGGCTGTCGTATATCCCCCCGGGGGATAACTCCCCGAAAACCCCGGACAGCTTCACCAGCTCCGACAACACCCAACAGAAACACCAGCAACACCCCGAACCCATCGCAAAATACATTTAATCAAGATTAGATTTTACATAAACCCGGACACGGTAAACGCAAAAGAAAGAGCCGCATATATTGGCGGCTTTCGTTCTCATTCTGTCGGACTGTCTGAAGGTGTGGTGTAATGCTTCCGGGCTGTGTGGGCTGTGCTTTCCCTGTTGTGGTGCTGGGTGTGGTGCTGTGTCATTGGAGCAAAAGAAAACCGCCCACGCTGGGCGGCTTCCTGTTATTTGTTCATCTTGAGAATTTCACCGAGTACCACGAAAGGGAAAATTAAAATACAGAATATAACCATATTTTCACCCCATTAAACCACTGTAAAACGCTTGTACGTTGTCGGGGTGCTGTACTCGGTGAATAATTCCGGGTGTACTTTCTTAAAGCTGGAAGAATCAAAACGACTGGAGGAAACGGTTTTATTAGTAGCTTTTGCGGCTCCTTCTGTGACCGTTTCACGGTCTCCCATGATGGCGAGAATATCGGTTTTAATGCTGTCGTTCATGGCTTCCAATTCTTCAATTAAACGCTTGTTTTCTCGGTATTCATTACATAATTTTTCAAACTGTGACATAATTAAACCTCCTTCATCAAGCAACATAATTTTTATATGTTGGTGTGTGTTTTGCTTCGTTTCTAATTTCTTTTATAGCTTCGTTTATTAGCTGGATTGTTTCGGGGGTGCTTTTGTACCCTGTACACCAGCCCGGAAAAACAGCGACTAAACCAGCCCCGGCACACTCCAATAAAAACGCTTTAAGCTGTGTAATTTCCTTTTGTGCTTCCTGTTTTTCGGTGTAATCGTCATAGAAACACCCGAAATTATTTTCAATATCAACCGTGAACCCTTCATAATAACCCGGTTTAATAACCACATGGTAAAAGTAAAAGCTATATTTTTCTAATATGCTTTTTATTTCTTCGTAACTCTCCTCCATATCATAACGGCGGCACTCCTCCAGCTCCTCGGGGCTGTCAAAATCTCCTTCGTTATAATCCATATTGCAGTTATAACCCATCGTTATATAATCACTTGTAAAATAATTCACTGCACCCATAATTAAACCTCCATATATTTATAATTATATTGTTTGACCGTTCCGAGCGTTTCCGCTGTCGGTGCTTCTCCTGTGAACCTGTCCACATACTCAACCGGAATATAAAAAGCGGTATAACGTCCAGTTTCCGAGCCTGTGCAATTATAATTTTCAAAAGCATTTAGAACGCTGTCAAAACTGCACCCTTCACAATTTTGATTGTTTTTGTTTATAGGCATATCCAGCCGCCACACAGAGCCGGGGCGAAGGTTTACCGGGCAAAATAGAACCGTTAAACCGTTGTTATATGCCTGTCTTGCTGTCCTTTTGTTGATTCTCTCGAAATTGAACCCATCAACCGAAAAATTGTATTTTCTCATGTTTAGCCCCTCCATTGATTCCTTCTTGTGTCGAAAATTCCGCTTGCTGTGTCTCCTGTGTCACTGGTGTAAAAATAAATCATTTTCGCCCCGTCCACATATTCAACCCGGAATTTTTTAGCCTTCTCGATTATTTCCCGTTCACGGTATCCGGCATTTAATAACAGTGTTTCCTTCTTAAAGAACCAAAAGCAAGCAACTTTTTTTGTTTCCTTGAATGGTGAAACTGTTGTAACCGTTGTCGGTAAAAATCCGGCGAGCGTGTAACTCTGTTTTGCTCGACAATATGCACCGTGACCGAAATTATTAAAGAATGGAATAGCTGTTATATAATTGGTGTAGTGTTCCGGCTTGATAACATCGTTTTCGACTTCGTCCGGCTTGCTTCTCCAGCTTTTGCCGCTGTCCGTTCTGCTGAATGTCTCGATGGTGCGGAAAATCAAATAATTTTCGTTGGTGTAGTTAAATTTTCTGTAATCGTTCATAATAGAACCTCCTATAAAATAATCTTTTTTTGTGTTGGTCTGTTATCCTTTTGTGATTATATTATAACACTTAAAAGATTGTTTGTCAATACTTTTCGGATAAATTTTTAATCTTTTTTGTGTTATTTTTCAATCCGTCCGAGATTGCTATATATAATAAGGAAGGAACACCCAACAACACCAGCAGAGCCAGCCCGGACAGGCGAAACGGTGCAATTTTGCTTTACTACGATAAAGTGCTAAAGTATCAAGGGGGTTTCGGTCAAATTTTTGCATAAAAAAAGCCGCCCACTCTGCCCGGAAAAGGGCGAGAGCGAGCGACAGTCATAGTCGAAAGTCGAAAGTCGAAAGTCGAAAGTCGAAAGTCGAAAGTCGAAATGATGTTGGGTCGATATAAAGTCGTTAGTCCTCTGAATCATCAGAACCTTGCTCAAGTCGCTTCTGCTGGTCGGCGGCTATGTAGCGTTCTCTGATTTCATCTGCGTTATAGTCGTTGTCTTGGTTGGTGTTAGGAGTAAGTACATACTCGGTCTTGTCTTGATAACCATAGTTGTTCTTCCCGAGGAAGATACCAGCCACAGGGTTGACCTTGCCCGAGTTCATATAGGATTCCCACAAGTTTTCGAGCAAAAAGTACGCCTTTTTTATACAGAGGGCTACCTCGGAAGGCAACGCTGTTTTATACCCAGCAGAGCCAGTAGGAGCGTCATGTGTAATAGCCCACAATGTTCTCCTGTCCATACCCAATGACAATGCCATACCAGCAACAGTAGGCTTCATGTCATTTTCTCCATACAGACCGAAATAGTCGTTAAGTCTCTGCTCCACAGCTTCTACGTCTTGCAAGTCGATACTCGGCATATTAAACAATGCCATCTGCACTTTGAGAAACTTTGTATTTTCTCCGTCCTCAAGGTTATACCCATTCATACCTATCATCGGAGAATTACCACCCCTCGGCTTTTTCTTATTCTTCGGGGCATATTTCTTCTCAATAGGCTTCCCAGTACGAGGAGAGATTTCTACATTTTCCTCGCCGGAAGTCTGCTCTGTAACTGTCTGCTTTTCTTCTGAAACAGTCTTCTTATCCATGAAAACAGTCTCCTTTCTTATTATTCTTATTCCAGTAGTAAAAGTAGTTAAAAATCAATTTTTACGGTAACTTTTAATAGAAGGGATTTTTCTATATAGAGGAAGTTACACGCAAAACCTTAATTTGAACTACTTTTACTACTTCATGTCAAAAAGTCGAAAAGATTGAATTTCAGTCTTTTTAAGACGATTTACCAAATGTCGTTTTTGATAAATTTTCAATCTGATTTGTGTTAATCAACGATTTTCCCGAGATTTTTCGTCCTTACGGTCTTCAAGTAAGCTACTTTCTTCTTAAATGTATCGGGGTAAAGAATCTCGATACTCTTGAGAACCTTATCAGTGTCAATACTCAAATCGTTGCTGTCATTTGCGATAGTCATACTGTCCATGACTTCACGCAAGAGCATACTCGCTCTGTCGTTCGTGCTTCTCATACTGTCATAAGAAGACTTACTCAACACAACAGTATTTACTTCATTATTTGCCATTGTGAATCCTCCTTACTTAATCAGTCTACCGTACCTGTCACGAAGCGGCTCACGACCTACCGATTTCGTGATGTAGCGAGAGGGTACAACCTCGTCAAGAACCCTGTCTATCATCAGCATTTCATCGTTGGAATCGTTCTTCGGGTCGTTGACTTCCTTGTAGACCTCTGCCCATTCCATGAGAACACGAAGAAGTCGATTCTGTCCGAAACCCTCGCTCTTATGCAGAGCATACAGGAATTGCTTTAACAGTCGGCGTGTTTTCTCTATGTCCTCGGCTCGTTGCTTCATCATCTTATTACTGTTCATCTTTGCTCACCCCACAAGGAGAGTTGCAGATGATACGACCACTCTTGCACTTCGGTACGAGCATGAAGTGTAGAGCTTCGGGAACGAGGTCTACCATCTTCTGAACCAGCTCTCGGATTTCCCATTGAGCCTTACTGCACAGTCGCTCGTTGCTCATGTGAATAAGCTCTCGCAAATTACAGGAGAGGTAGAGAGAGGTCTCACAGGCATTAGGGAGAATGTAGCGAGCGTCCTCATTAGGAACTCCGGCATTTTGCATTTGCTTGTACCACGATTCGATACCGTTTACATAGGTATCATAGAGCTTGTCGGTGGTGTCCGGGCGAACATACCCGAAACCGTCCTCGGAACAGTAACGCTGGCTTCTCTGTGTGAAGCTACAATGTCTGTGTCTCACAAGCTGGTGAGAACAGGCACGAGAGATACCCTCAATCTTAAAGGTGAAGTAGATATGCTCGAACACACTATGGTGTCCGTTGCGGTACAGGTGCTTTACCAGCCCGAGAGGATTCTTCGGGTCGCTGTCGTAACAGATACTCGCAATTTGAGCGATAGTCTCGATAGGGTTAGGGGTTGCTTGAATCAGTGTCACCTTCATGTGTTATTCCTCCTTACTTGAACCAATTTCACAGGCACAAGCCGCATATCCGGCTATGTCTACGAAATTATCTGCTTTGAAACTGCCCGAGCCGACACGAGCGACCTTCAGAAGAATCATCATAACAGGAACATCGTCCGGCTTGATAGGTGTATTCAAGTAGTCGCTCCACAGCTTCGCAATCGTAGCGAAATTGTCCTCGGGCTTACCATAAGTATTTTCTCTGTCCTTGCATACAATGTCTGCCGCTGTGCTTAAACATTCTTTTCTGTCCATCATTTCTTTTTGTCTCCTTCCTCGAATACTGTTCGGGTGCAATCCAGCCATACAGGGGGTTGTGTTGCACCACTCAAGATACCCAGCCAAATTGTACCGAAGAACAGAGCCGACAGACGTTCTTTCCAGTTCAGCTTCCAACAGCTTACACACATCTTTGTATCAGTGAACACCCACAGGCTCGAACATTCCTCGTCTGTCATGCTGGGCGGCTTCTGTAAGTTCCTGTTGGCATATTTGAATTTAATTGCTTTCATGCTGTACCTCCTCGGTGATTTCTTTTACACAGTCGGAACAGTAGCACCCTTCGTAACCCTCAATCTTATAGAGGAAACAGCACCACATTCTGTTCCACTTGCCTTTATCTGAACACCGTTTGCAAGAGCCTTGACCCTCACCAGTGCATTTAGTAATCTTCATCGTCTACCTCGCTTTCCTCGAAGTGCTTTGTACACTTGTCTTGACCTCTGCTCATAAAGATTCTGTTCAGCCTGTTTCTTTAGAGCGAGGGCTTGCTTTTGTTCCTCATATTCTTTCTTTTCAGAGAGGTATTCAGAACAAGTGCTGTGACAACCGGGGTATCTTTTCGGTGGAACACAGTCTTTACAGCACTTAATACCCATCGTTACCTCTCTTTCTGAACAGGTGCTTGAGAATGTACCAAAGCTGTGAGAGGTAAGGGTGTTTTTGCTTATAACTCACTACATTACCTCCTTCAGCTTCAATCCCCAGTAAATTACAAAACCACTGGAAGTCGATTTCCTGTCGTACCATTCCGGGTGTCGCTCCATTTCGGAGTTAAACTTACGAGCCGACAGGATATAAGCACCTTCAGACTTCGCCCACATCTTGAAACTCTGATACAGGTCTTTGGCTCTGATATTAGCTGATTCATCACGAGTACAGCGATTCTCAAGGAACTGCAATACGAGGTCATTCTCACGCTCGTATTTCTTGACAACCTCTTTGAGTTCGCCTGTCATGGTAAGACCACGCTTCTTGTAATTCATGTACCCACGAACCAGCCACATGAAGATACCACTCATGGAGCTTTGCTCACACAGTTCGTCTTTCAGTCGTGTGTCCTGTTCTTCCGGGGTGAAGTGACGGTTGAACTCGATAACCTTGATACGCTCGGAAGCGAACAGGGATTTATCAGTAACCATCGGCAAGTCATTACAAGAGAGCCATAAAGTGAACTGTGGTTTAAAGGTAATCGCTGACTGGTACAAAGCACGAGCAGAGATTTCCTCACCACCTGTAAGCTGTTTGATTTTCTCCTCGTCCAGCTTACCGTACTCGTTGCTCTCGGACATGGTGACAAATCGTTTACCCTTCAGTCCGGCAAGGGTAGGAGAAGCGGCTTCTGCGTCCTTCTGTCTGTCCCCTCGGCAAATCATACCGACAGGAGCTACCTTTGCATAATCACCGAGCATTGTCTCGATGGTGTTGAGCAAGGTCGATTTACCGTTTCGAGTGGTCTTACCATGCAGAATGAACATACACTCCTCGTTGCTCATACCCAGCATGGAATAACCTAAAGCTCGCTGGAGGAAATCCGCCTTGTCTTTGTTGCCCTGTGTGACTTCATCAATGAACTGTTCCCAGCGTTCGCATTTCACATCACGACTGATTGTGTGACGGAAGACTGTCTGCATAGTCAAGAAATCTTCCCAGTTATGCTCTCTGAAGGAGAAGTCTCTCAAGTCATAAGTACCATTGAGACAGTTAATGAGATAAGGGTCAGCGTCAAACTGGACAGCAGAGATACGAAGCTCACCTGTTGCGTCCTTGAGGATTCTGTCTCTCATACGCCTGTCACCCATCTTATTCACGAATGAAGTGTAGGACTTTCTCAAATCATCGTCCTCGATTTCTCCACAGTAGAGAATCATCAAACGAACGAAGTCTTTAATTCTTTCGGACACGAGGATTGCTCCCTCGTCCTTACGCCACGCACCCTCGGAGTAGGTGTACCAACTCTTGTGTTCCGGGCAATATCTTACTTCCTGTGAGTACAGCAAACCAAAGAGGTTCGCCATACCCATTTCAGACCACTCGAAACCCGAGCTGGTTTCATCTGCTTTTTCGGGGTGGTAGTGCTTGATTAGATACATTTTG